GGTCGTAACTATTTATAAGGGTTTTCAAATACCATTCTGCTTTTAATAGATCTTGGACTGGATTACCTTTATGTTCATAGCGCCATAAATATTTTTGAATGTTGCCTTTGAGGTAACCGCGAAATGCTTCTGGTGTTAACGATGCTTCTATAGCTTCTATACATTCCAGCTTCCCATTAGTGTAATGAGAAGGGTGATTCACCATATCTACGGATGCTTGCTGGTCCACTGATTTAGATCTGAGAGAATGGTTCTATGACAAAACATCTTAGCCAGGATTACGGTGTTGACAACCGCTACCGTGGCCACGAAGAAGCGCAAGATAATGAGGCTGGCTTAAGATTTCTTAAGCAATATCAAAAGCGCGACCTAGCCGGAAAACGAGATGATCTTGAAACTCAACGCCGTGGCGACGACCGCTTTGTTCTTGCAGGACAAGGTGGAACCGTACCCATTGCTGCACTCCCCTATGAGCCAAGGGGTTCTGCTAGTATCGGCAACACTGACCGGCGGATTGGTTTCCGTAATCTTTTTCGTACTCAACCGTCTTAACCAATAACTCGACCAATATTTGAAAAGATCTCTCTAAACCGATAACTAGGATCAAAATCAAAATTACGTGGGGGTAAGTAAACAAAGAAGCCCCATGTAATTGCTGAACCCATAGTATAAAATTCGCGGCCGTTAACAAGATTGGCGCGATCATGAGGGATGCAAATTGGAAAGTCCCAGATCTCTTGATAGCTCCTCATTGCTTCGTGGTTAATTGAAAACATTAGCCCCTCACTAACGTTTCCAAGTTTCCATTCTCGAACCAAACGGCGAAACCAAGCACCTGTAGGTGTCATGCTTCCTGAGCCGCCACGTAATCCCCACTTCCAAGTGCCACGTACTTTGCTCCAAGAGCAACGCCCATAGGTAGGTGGGAATAAATAAACCTTCCCAGTCCAAGGAGTTTCTGTATTTAAGCCATCATCTTCTTTTGTATAAAAGTTTCTAGCTCGCAGAAATTCTTTATTTGCTTTTTCCGTGGTGCAGGGATCTAGATCGATGTCACCTAACAGAGCATCAATGTAAGGAAGATAATCAACAGGAGTTAGCCAGTCGTGCTCTAATCGAGTAATTCGGATCGCCCATTGATAGCGATCATAGGCTTTGAGTCTAGACAAGAATTGCCCTACCGTCGTTATCTCGTTTGTAGTGAACTAAAGACATAAACTGTTCATCTTGAATGATGAATAATGCTTCTTTAGTTATATCTAAGGATTCTGCACGTGAAATTGCTTTCTGCATAACGTCTGCTGGACCTTCCATATCTCGATCACGGAAGTCTTTAAGTGCATTCATTAAGGCTGGAACTGGCAGATAGAACATCGTTGCTTTTTCATCTTCTGCCCGTGGCACATAAACAATTGCACCAGGTCCATCATTGGCATAGAACTTATCATAAAAATCACACATGTCAGCACAGATGCGCTCGATCACGAGCTGCATCATCTTCTGCTCACTTTCACTTGGATTGGAGGTCAACAAGTTCGTTAGCAGTTTTTTGCGTCGCTCTGTCATTGTTCTTAATGAATTGAGAAAGTCCAGACCGTTGGAGGGTTGTACGGATTTTATCGAGAGGTTGATAGATCACAACCATTTTTTGCATGTTGCCAACCTTCTTGATGAGTTTGCCATTCTCATCTTTCAGTTTGGCCAGCTCCCCCTGGCGAATTAAATATTCAGCTACACAACGATAGCGTCTTTTTGTAGCTAAATCGATATCGGGAAACCGTTCACAAATTGTTGCAGGTTTCATATCGCTAAATGTAATCCTGATTTGATCCGCAAGTGAGAGACCTAAGATCAAGTCATTGGTTGAGGTTTCATAGCTTCTTACCAGCTCCAGATACCGCTTGAGATCTGGCGTCTCAAAGCTTCCTATTGGTGGTAAGAACATCTCAACTTGCTTAGCAAGACTTGGCACCAGAAGTTCCCGGTAGTTCTCTGGTGTAACTGCATCAATGTCCAACTCATGAAAGCGATAGCTCAAGTACTTGTTGGACTCAGAAGGCAGGTCAGAACCAGTCTCCTCTAGGAATTCATCTGGTTCAAACCATGTTTCTGGCTCCATGTTGGATCATTTTTTATCTTGCTGTGAGTGCAGTTTAACGTCTTTTTTGACGGCGGCCCACTGTTTTTCATGGTCGAGTATCAAAACCAGCTCGTAATATGCTCTCTTAGGCTCCATATGCTCAGAAATCCTGGTCAACCGATGCCATTGGTCACCGTAAAGCTCTTGTAAATGTTTAATGCATTTGGCTTCTGAACCGCCATAATTGGCTGCTTCCCATAAAGCTTCTGCAAACAAACGTTGTTGGTAGGTCAGTAATGTAAATTTAAGGACATCTATAGACACTCGACTAAGGAGTTCGCTAAACTCCTGAATATAAGGACTATGTGAAAAATGCGCCGCAGCATTACCTACGCTGAACTCTTGCTGATCCTGACTCTGGGACCGCTTGGCTTCATTGGCCTCCAGCATTTAGGGGAGTTCATCAACGATAGAATCACTATAGAGATTCATGTTAAGAAGTAGTCACTATGGGCGGATCTAGAGGCACAGCACCCCAAGTCATGATGCCTGCGCCTACGCCTCCTCCAACTCTGTATCGCTCTGTCATTCCAGAAGAGGATTATGCACTTGTTGCTGAACGCCAAAAACGATTGGAAGCAGAAACTGCAGAAGCTGTTGCCCGGCGTGAACAAATGGTGGGCACTGGTTTGGATCTTGCTAAGCGTGCAGCTCAGCGTGATGTCCTTACTGCTGCTGCATACAGCGGGTCTTTACCTCAAGCTCAGCAATATGCTGGCGTGAAAGAAGCAGCAGATAAAGCTCTAGAGCTTGCTAAAGAACGCGCTGCTGAATTAGCTAAACAGCAAAACGTACCTAAAGCGTAGGTTCGGCATCACCAAGATAATGAACGGGTAGCGGGTTGTGATCGAAGCCTTCAATGGCTTCGTTTTCTGGTTGTGCTACCCAATCTTCATACACGTCTTGAAAGACTCCATATTCCTCTGCTGGAATCAACATTAACGCTGAATCGTTAGCCAGCAAAATTTTGTAGTGGACGTGGTTATCCGCACAGTCATCAACAACTGCTTCGAAGTTGGCTTCGAAGTCCTGTACTGTAATGACTTTCATACGCCAGACAAATTTCTTCTAGCCTAGCAGATTTTAAAATCTAGACAATAGAACCAAAATCAATAATCTCGTCAACACTCTCTGTTACCAAATCAAAATCTAAAGCTTCATCTGAATACTCATTGACAAACCGCCAGTCAATTATGAAAGAACCAAGCGTAATTGAATACGTTGTTTCTAAATAGCGAATATCATTTGTAATTAGGAAAAGATATTCGCCAACAGGTAGAACTTCTGCTGGATAATCAGGTGTATCTAAATAATCATCTACGTCATAATTAATACCAGTTTCTTTGTAGACAAATCCATTGTTGTTGATAGGCAGCTCACGACGGTGCGTGCCATTTTCAACAACGTAAATAGCAAGCAGTGTGTTTTTATTTGTGTTTGACGTTAATGAGAACTGACTATAGTTCTGTGTAAATTGAATAGCTCTTGGTTTAAGTAACCTGAACTTATAAAAAGTTGATTGCTTACGGCTTAAGCCACCATGGCTGTTTGTAAGTGTTAGTGTCTTAAAAATGGAAGTGAAGTCTCCTAAGTCAATAGGAGTATTAACAGAGTCTCCAGGTTGTGCTGGCAATGGATCACTACCGTAATAGGAAGTAGGACCAAATGCCGTTGGCCCAGTGCCTCCTGTTGGGTAGCTTTCAACCGTACCTAAGTTGTAGTAACCTAAGTTTTCAGGTAGGGTTGTTAGAAACCTCGCCATCTTGCATATTTAAGCCCGTATAAAGGCCGTTAGTACGGCCACTGGCTTGATACTTTTCTTCCACTATTGTAGCGCGTTCAGGATACATGCCTTCCATTTCAATCGTTTTGATTGTTTCATAGCTAAGGCGTTTCTCTAAACAACGTAGTTCTAGCTCTGCTTCATCTTCTGAGTCAAAGTAATCAGTTACTTCTGCTTTGCCTTCAATAATTACAAAGCCAGCGTATTGCTTCTTAGGCAAATGAAAGTTACTCGGCAGAACTTGGCTTGTTTTCTGACAAGGCTTTGAGGTGGCCATAGTTGAGCTGGATTTCTTTAATCTCAGTTGGATCAGATATTGATACTAGCTGGCTTAAACGCAGATGTAGAGGGTTGCAGCACAAAATATCGCAACCTTTTTTATGTTTAACCCTGTGCTTCCCTACGTAGCCACGGGCTGTCCAAAAAGCAACGCGTGCTGCTGACTGATCACCTCCTTTATGGAAGGGACTAGGCATGTAAGCAGAGGTCTCTGTGTTGTTTTTCTTCGTGGCACCCATCCATGGCCAGCACTCTTCTGGTGTTTTGCGGTCCACCTTGAGCCAGAAGTTACGGACAGGCCAGTAGATGTCCATATCAAAGTTCCGCACATCAATGGTGCAACGACCTTTCTCAATCTCAGCCATGCAGTCTAAGCATTCTCCCATGAGTCCAAAGTTGCCTTTGTGACCTGAGACTCCTTTGCGATGCCAAAGGCAGCAGATGTCACCACCAATTTCCACTTCTTTGCTGAACTCTGTTGTTAGTCCAGGATAAGCAGCTGCAACCTGACTAAGGATTTTGCTGGAATCAAACGTCATAGCTTTGTCTCCGGCAGATACGACCAATGATGTGTTCAGGTAATTTGTACTTCTTTGATAACGCTTTGTAGGTCCAAGTTTGTTGGTCTGTTTTACGCAACTCTCTAATCTCATCAATTATTTCTATATCAATAGAAACACCATTTCGTTTTTGACGTTGTAATTGTTTATCTGTATGTGTGCCATAAAAGAAATGATCAGGGTTAATGCAGTGAAAAGAATGACAGTTGCTACGCCTGACTATGACTGGTTTCTCATCGCTGTAGAACTGATTGACCAGGCTCAGTGCCAGGGCTTGAGCATCACGGCCTTTGAAGCGGGCTTTGTGAGGATGCGTTGCATTGAAGCTCCGCAAGGCTGCATGGTTTGCTGACTTGATACACCAGCACTCCCCTGGCGGCATTGAAGTTTGAAACAGGTTTAAGACTTGAACAAAGGTTAAAAGATCTTCTGGTGTTAAATATTCCTCCCGAAAGAAATCAATGTAGTTCATAGAACTTTATCGGGGACAAAATCAGGATAGCCCGAGATCCCTGTTGTGTCAAGGGATTTGGAGCGGACTGCCACTTATGACAAAAAAACCCTATTTTTACTCTTAGAAGAGATCCACGGTGGGTAGTAAGTGTACGTATGTAAGTGCTCGCAGTTCCTACGTACAGTTACTACACACCAATGATTTCCCCTAAGGGAAAAACCCACTAAATTTGGAAAAAGTGGCAGTCCCTTTCAAAACCTCTGACATCCACACTGGCGCAAGGGATCTCATGGCGGTTCTAGTGAGATTCATCAGTTCCCCGATTTTTATCAGGAACTATCGAATAATATTCCTCGTAATGTTCAGCATAAGTTTGCGCACAATGCCATGGTTCAACATAACGACACATGGATTTACCTGCATTACAAACACGATGAACTTGATTTCCGTGTGCATCATCCCCAAACTCAATGGTAGTTCCATTGGGATAGGTCATAATCACATCCATAATTTCGTTAGCCAGTGTTACTATTGTATGAAAGGATTGTTGTAATTAAATGCCACGGCGGGGACAGGGAGCAACAAGTTCTGCTCAAAGACGACAGACAATTGCTCAGCAACTAGCAGTCTTAAATACTTTGCGCTCTGGTAAAGGTATTGCTGCTGAGCCTGCAAGCCCCTTCCTCAGAGCTGGCCGTGGACTTATGGGCAAACCAGCAGCTATAGGTACTGTTTACGGTGCTGAATTAGACGGCAAATCTGTTTTAAGAATGCCTGGTGGCATGAAAGAAACAGGTTTTATTGGTCCAATTAATGTTGCAGGACGTACTTGGTACCCAGCAAAAAGTGGGGAAGACATTATTTATATGCAAGGCACAAAGTCCACTGGCTTTGGCCGTCCTGCTAATGCCGCAGAAGCTGATGATGGCCGCGTCTCTGGTCTGTTTAAAGGAATAGCAGGAAGTGATATTGGAGGAGATGGTAGCAGCGATGAAGCACGTGCTTTAACTTCTCAATACGCTCCCAAAACTTTCCCGCTTACACCAGAAGGTCAGTTCGGTCGCTATTTCGGTGACTCTGAAATGGATCAGTATTTTGGCGCAGCCTCTCGTGGTAAAGGTGCTCCTAAGACTGCAGAAGAAGCTTTAACCCTTGCTTCTGGTAAAGGAACTCCAGAAGGCGTTGGCATTGCTACGAAGTATCGGGCTGAGTCGGCTATGGGACGTGGCAACATGGATGAGATTGTTGCTGCCATGGGATACAAGGGCAGCCCTATGGAGCAATGGGCACGCAATAATCCCATGCTTGCATTCCGTGAATACAACAAAAAATTCCCAGCAGGTGAGCCAACCATTGGTCCTACGCCTGCAGCTCTGCAACCAAGTGAAGGTCCAATGAAAGCTTTTGGCCAAGAGGTCAAAACATTTTTCCCTGGCGCTGAACCTGGCGCTACAGAAGATTTTGGTCTTCCTGCTAATCCTGTTCCTCCAACAGAGCAACCCGGACCTGGTGGTATGACCCAGGGAGAGCGGATTGCTTATTTCCGTGGCGCAGAAAATATTGTTCCAGAACAAGCTAAATTTACATCAGGTTCTGCAATGCCTGCTTTTGAGACAACTAATGATCCAGGCAAAGCTTTCTTAGCAAGAAAAATTAGCGCACTGTTCTAATCATGATGTTTGATAATGACTTCCCTTTAGTTTCAAAAGAAACTTCTAATCCAACAAGTCCATACGATGTCTATAAAGCACCTGACTGTGCCAAACCAACTTATCCTCAACAGCCAGAAGATAAAGAAAAATCTGGTCCCGTCAAAAATG